AGGTTGTAAGAGCTGTTAAAACTTGTTTTGATAGCTGGATTGATAAGCACCGGAACATGGGTCTTGATTTGCATGAAGTCGAGCGGTTGAAACGTGAAGCGCTGGAGCTGCTGGAAAGCCAGCCTGAAATCGTCCGATGCAGAGAGTGTAGATACGAAGCAGGCATGGACCAGTACGGGGGCTGTATGTGCGACATCGATGACGAACACCATCCGCTGGACTGGTTCTGCGCTGATGGGGAAAGGTGGGTGACACTGGATGCCGCTGCCGGAACCGGAGGAGGAGTAAGGAATAAATGAACTACCGTGAATTTCTGGAATCGAAAATGGTTATCGCGCCGGAGGGCGGATTTGAGGTTGATCCGGCGGAGGTGAACCAGGCGCTGAAGCCACATCAGCGGGACGCGGTCGTCTGGGCCGTGAAGGGCGGGAAGCGGGCGCTGTTCGAATCCTTCGGCCTGGGAAAGACCGTCCAGGAGCTGGAATTCTGCCGCCTGGTGATTGAACGCGAGGGCGGTAAGGCGCTGATCGTGCTGCCGCTCGGGGTAAAACAGGAGTTTGCCCGGGACGCTGTGAACGTGCTCCACTGGGACCGGCCGCCGGAATATGTGCGGACGATGGCGGAGGTCGAAGCGACGGACAGCCGGATCCTGATGACCAACTACGAGCGCGTCCGCGACGGCGACATCCGACCTGACTACTTTACCGCCACCAGCCTGGATGAGGCGTCGGTCCTGCGCTCCTTCGGCTCGAAAACGTACCAGACGTTTTTGCCGAAGTTCCGGAACGTGCGCTATAAGCTGGTTTCCACGGCGACGCCGTCGCCAAACCGATATAAAGAGCTGATCCATTACGCCGGATATCTCGATGTGATGGATACCGGCCAGGCGCTGACTCGGTTTTTCCAGCGCGATTCGACCAAGGCCAATAACCTGACGCTCTACCCCCATAAGCGGGAGGAGTTCTGGCTGTGGGTATCCACCTGGGCGCTGTGTATCCAGTATCCCTCCGACCTGGGCTATGACGATACCGGCTACCGGCTGCCGCCGCTGGACGTGCGCTATCACAGGCTCGCGGTCGATAACTCCACCGCGGGCGTCGATAAAAACGGCCAAGTGAAGCTGATCAGGGACGCGGCGCTGTCTTTGAGCGACGCCGCGCGGGAAAAGCGCGAGTCCATCGACGCCCGCGTCGCGAAAGCGAAAGAGATCGTCGATTCGGACCCGGAGGCCCATTTCATCCTTTGGCACGACCTCGAAGCGGAGCGACACGCCATTAAAAAGGCCATGCCGGAGGCGGTCGAGGTCTACGGCTCTCAGGACATCGAAAAGCGCGAGAAGAATATCATCGACTTTTCCGACGGGAACATCCGGCTGCTGGCCACCAAGAAGGAGATCTCCGGCTCCGGCTGTAACTTCCAGCGCTTCTGTCACCGGGCCATCTTCGTCGGGATCGACTATGAGTTCAACGATTTTATCCAGGCCATCCACAGGATCTACCGCTTTCTCCAGGATGAGAAAGTGATCATCGACATCATCTATATGGAGTCAGAGGATGAGATCCTGCGCGTTTTGAAAGAGAAGTGGGACAATCACAACAAGATGCAGCTCAAGATGGCCGACCTGCTGCGGCGTAATGGCCTGAATAACCGCGTCATCATCGAAAAGATGGAAAGGAGCATCGGCGTGAACCGGCTGGAGGCGACGGGCCGCCATTTCAAGGCGGTGCTGAACGACACGATCGAAGAGACGGCGAAAATGCCGGAAAACAGCGTGGACCTGATCATCACGTCCATTCCGTTTTCAAACCATTATGAGTACACGCCCAGTTATAACGACCTGGGCCACAATGAGAACACCGAGCGCTTCTTTGAACAGATGGACTTTTTAGCGCCATCGCTGCTGAAGGTGCTGAAGCCGGGAAGGATCTTCTGCTGCCATGTGAAGGATCGCGTCCTCTTCGGGAACGCGACCGGGACCGGGATGCCGACCATTGAGCCCTTCCACGCGCTGACCATCGCGCACTACATGAAACATGGATTCCAGTATATCGGGATGATCACGGTCGTTACGGACGTCGTCCGCGAGAATAACCAGACTTATCGTCTGGGCTGGACGGAACAGTGTAAGGACGGCTCCAAGATGGGCGTCGGCTGCCCGGAATATGTGCTGCTGTTCAGGAAGCTGCCAAGCTCCACGATGGACGCCTACGCGGATACGCCTGTCACGAAAACCAAGGAGGAATACACCCGCGCACAGTGGCAGCTTGACGCCCACGCCTACTGGCGGAGCTCCGGCGACCGGCTGATCACCAAGGAAGAGCTCGAAAACTGCGACGTCGGCGAGCTCCAGAAGATCTATCGCCAGTATTCCCGCGATACGGTCTACAGCTATGAGGAACACGTCGCGCTGGCGAAAAAGTACGACGCGGACGGCCATCTGCCGGCCACCTTCATGGTGCTGGCCCCGGGAAGCTGGACGGATGAGGTCTGGGACGACATCAACCGGATGCGGACCCTGAACACATCCCAGGCGCTCCAGGGGAAACAGATGCACGTCTGCCCGCTCCAGCTGGATATCGTCGAGCGCCTCATCAACCGTTATTCCAACCCGGGCGAGCTGATCTTCGACCCCTTCGGCGGGATCATGACTGTGCCCTATTGCGCCGTGAAGATGGGCCGTGACGGCTGCGCCAACGAACTGAACGCGGACTATTTCCGCGATGGTCTGAGCTACCTGAGAGAGGCAGACGCCGAGCGCGACGTGCCGACGCTCTTCGACCTGCTGCCAACCGCTTAAAGCCAGGGAGACGCCGTCTCCCTGAAAAGCCGCCGTACCTGAAAAAATTGAATAAAAAAATAATAATCATGTGGGGCACTGTGTATCTGGCCGGGAAAGCCGATTCGTGCTGACAGTGCCGCAGGCATTCTCTCAAATAATAAAAACAGAAGTTAAAAAAATATTAAGAAAGGAGACTCCACAGTTCGGTAATCGCGGCCGATCATGGGCGAGGATGTGCCAACGCGAAAAAACGGCGGCTTTTCAGAGGGACGGAAAAAAAGATAAGGAGGTCATGTCATGAGTAAACGTCAGTGGATTGTCTGGGGCCAGAAGATGAAGTGCGCGAGCTGCGGGACCGAGAAAGAGATCAACGGATCGCTGGAGAGCTGGGGCTGGACCTATGGCGGGAAGTTCTGCTGCTCGTATAGGTGCATGAGGGCGATGGAGCGGAAGGATCCGAAGTCGATGATCTATCTCAGGGAAAAGGCGAAGAAGGAAAAGAAACCGGCGGCGGAGGAACCGACGGCGGGCCAGCTGGGTGTCCGGCGGGACGTGGGGCCCGTGACCGAGGAGGAGAAGGACCGGATCGCGGAGGAGTACCGCGCCGGGATGGGGCTGACGGCCATCAAGGAAAGCCACCACCTGAGTTATTACGCCTTGGACCAGATCTTTCACGAGCGCGGCGTCGTGGCCCGGAACAAGGGCCGGAGGCCGGCGGCGTCCATGGAGGACGTGATCGTCCTCCGGGCCGCGGGGAATTCCATCGAGGAGACCGCCGACAAGCTGGGCTGCTGTAAGTCCACGGTGATCCGGCTGACGAAGCTGGCGCTGATGGCGGGGCTGTAGGCGCTGTTCCTTCATATTAAAGGCGGCGGGGCCGCTTGAGCGGGCTTGTATTGGATATTTATTTAATGCACAACAGTGGGCGGGGGCTTGGACCCGCTGTCCCGGGGGAGGGATCTCCCTCCCCCGAAGAAGCGCCCGGAGCGGAGTGAGAGGCGGACGATGGACGACAGGCTGCTGGAGAGGCTATTGGAGGAGAGGCCGGATGAGGTACCGGAGCGACCACCGAGGGAGCCGGTGCTGTTTTGTAAGACCCGGACCGTGAGGAGTGGGAGCCTGGTCGAGATCGAATGCTATCCGGTCTACATCGGGAGCTATCGACGACAGCTGGAGCGGGTCAGGGTATCGCCGGAGGCCATGCGGATCGTGAACGACCGGAATGCCAGGAAGCGGTTCGAGCGGCTGGCGGAAGCGAACTTCGAGCCGGGGAAGGACTACGCGCTGACGCTGACCTACGCCACCGCGCCGGAAGACCCGGCGGAGTGCGAGCGGGAGCTGAGAAACTACCGCGCCAGGGTGGACCGGGCGCGGAAAAAGCTGGGACTGCCGCGGGCGAAGTGTATCGGCGTCATCGAGTACGGGAAGAAAGGGCGGCTCCACCATCACCTGATCATCGAGGGAGGGCTGGACCGTGACGTGATGGAGCGGCTATGGACCAAGGGATATGCCAACTGTGACAGGATCCAGCGCGGGCCGGGCGGGCTGGCAGGGCTGTGTAAGTATTTGACCAAGGGCTTTTCCGCGAAGCGGGAGAAGGGGAGACATCGCTATTTTTTTACCCGGAACCTCGTCCAGCCGCGGATCACGGAGAGCCGGACGCGGATTTCGAGGCGGCAGGCGGAGCGGATCCGCGAGGATGCCACCATCGCGGGCGAGATGATCATCCGGAAGAAATGGCCGGAGCTGGAGCTGGAATCGCTGACGGTCCGGGCGTCTGAATGGCTGCCGGGCGCGTACATCTACGGGAGGTTGAGGAGACATGAACGAGCTGACGAACAAGGAGCTGATATGCGAGCTGCGCGACTGGGCCCAGGTGAGCGGCGAGGGGAGCCTGGCGGCGATCCTCAGCGAGGCCGCGGACCGGCTGGAGCTGCTGGATGAGCGGCTGGACATCGTGATGGAGTCCATGGACGAGATGAGGCTGAACGAGCGATGAGGAATTATATTCCGCACTACCAGCGATACGGGCTGTCGGCGGCGAGGTATAACGAGCTGCGGAGCTTCTGTCTCCAGTACCCGCTTTGGAAAGCTGAAGCCGGGAGCCTGCTGGGCGTGAAAGGCCAGCAGTATTCGTCCATGCCGCACGGGAGCGGCGTGAGCGATCCTGTGGCCAGGGCCGCGGAACGGCGCGAGGCGCTGCTCGGGAAGATCGACCTGATCGAACGCGTCGCGCGGGCCGTCGAGGACGGGCGATGGTATGCCGCGCTGATACAGAATTGCTGTATGGGCAGGGCGCTGTCCGTCATCGACCAGACTATCCTGCCGACATCGAACAGGAACGCTTACTATGTCGCGAGGCGGGCGTTCTATCTCGCGCTCGATGAGCTTAAAGTTTGATACTCGCGGGGCAGCCGATCTGTGATATTTGATTAGCATGAGATCGGTGAGCCAGACCGATCTCATTTCTGTGGGCGGTCCGCGCGTCCTCCCGCGTCGACCGGGGGCCGGACTTGTGAGAGGCGGGACGCCGGCCGACATCAGGAGGGGACAGATGAGCGACGACTACCACCGCGCGAGACATCGCGCCTGGCGCGAGAAGGTGCTGAAGCGGGCCGGATACCTGTGCGAGGAGTGCGCTCGGTACGGTCGGCGGACGCCGGCGACGACCGCGCACCATATAAAGCACGCCGACGAATATCCAGAGCTGCGCTATGTCGTGTCCAATGGCCGGGCGCTGTGCGCTGCGTGTCATAACTTGGCCCATCCGGAAAAGGGCGGGAGACCGTGGTAAATCGGCCAGGATGCTGATAGCTTGTCGACCGCTTGCGCTGCTGTTAGTGCCGGGTTAGTTCGCGCCCGCGCGATACGCGCCCACGCGCCGCGCACGCGCTCGCGCGGTCTATGGATATTTTGATCCCCCCCACCATCCCGCTCCCCGTTTAGGGAGGGGCTTGACCGGCGGCGGGAGATGCTTATATCCGCGGGGAGATTTTGAAAAAAGGTGGTTTGAATGGGTTTCGAGTTTCCAGAGTTTAAGCTCTTCGCCGACGAAAAACCGGCTGAAGAATCTCAGGACGCACAAACTCCCGCCGTAAAATCACATCACCGCTACGGCCACCGCCACATCTCCAGGAAGCTGACCTCCGAAGCCGCTCTCGCCGATAGCCTCGACTGGCATTTCCAGCCGGGCGACTGCTATCACTGCTTTTCTTTCGGCGACGTCGACTCCCTGACCTACGTCAAGCACGTTCTCCGTCAGCAGCGCATCCTCTACCTGGCCATTTCGACGTGGTGCATGGCCGGCGAGGACATCGAAGATCTCCGCGCCTGGCATCGCCGCGGCATGATCGGCCGCGTGGACTTCTACGTCGGCGAGATCTTCCCCGGCAGCTACACGGAAGCCTACCTCGCCGCGCTCGACCTCGCGCATGAGTGCGGCGGCCGCGTCGTCGTCTTTCGCAATCACGCGAAGGTCTCGATCATCGTCGGCGACCGCTTCGACTGCCTGATCGAGTCCTCCGCCAACGTCAACACGAATCCGCGCAGCGAGAACACGGTCCTGACCGTCGACACCTCGCTGGTCCGCGACTATCTCGATCTCTTCAACGGCATCGTCTCCTTCGTCAAAGCGGATCGGGATGTCCCGCTCTACAAGTATCCGGATGAAATGAGGCTCCCGGCATGAAAGCGTCCACGGCCAAAGGATACCGCGAGAAGATCCGCAAGGCCTGCCGCTCCGTCGGCACCTATAAGCCGGAATTCGAGCCCGCCGTCACCCGCCTCGCGGAGTTCTACCTCCGCCAGAAGCAGCTCGCCGCCCTCTACATGGACTCCGGCGGTGACCCGATGGTCAGGGCCCCCGGCACCCCGCTGGCGATCAAGAATCCGATCCTCGACGAGATGGACCGCCTCTCCCGCCTGATCCTGGAGCTGGAGCGCGAGCTCGGCCTGACGCCCGCCTCGCTGCGCCGCGTCAATGAGTCTGCCATGGCCCAGAAGGAGGCCGCCGACCCGCTCTCCGCCGCGATCCTCTCCTTCCGCCAGGGGGCGTAAACCATGGCCCTCTCCGGCAAGTACCTTTCCACGGTCACGGATTACGCCCAGGGCGTCGCTGATGGCCGCATCATGGCCAACCACGACCGCGTCCTCGGCTGCCGCCGCTTCCTGGATTTCCTCGCCCGCCCCGATCTCGACGTCCGCACCGCGGACGCCGATTTTGTTATCGACGTGATCGAGGGCACCTACCACCACCGCCAGGGCCAGGCTGCCGACGCGCGTCCCCTCCGCGGCGAGCCGCTTAAGCTCCAGCCATGGCAGAAGCTCTGCGTCTACGGGATGCTCGTGTTTTTCAAGAAGGGCACGAAGGAACGCCTCGTCAAAGAGGCCATGATCTTCATCCCCCGCAAAAACGGCAAAACGCTCTTCGTCTCCGCCCTCGCCTGGGCTCTCGCCCTGCTGGAGGCCCAGTCCGGCGCGAAGGTATACGTCGTCGGCGCGGCCCTCCGCCAGGCCATGGAGACGTTTGACTCCTGGGCCTACAACGTCCGCACCCTCTACCCCTCGCCGCTCCTCCTCAAGAAGTCCGGCTGGCACATCAAAAACAACTCCTTCGATCACGTCGTCTTCAACGACCAGATCGCCGGCGGCTCCGTCTCGCTGCACGCCCTCGCCTCGAACCCCGACAAACAGGACTCCTTCAACGCCAACATTATCATCGCCGATGAGATGCACGCCTACAAGAGCCCGAAACAGTACACCATCCTTCAGGAGGCCACCGCGGCCTACACAAACAAGCTGGTCATCGGCGTCACGACCGCCGGCGACGATGGCGTCGGCTTCTGCGCCCAGCGCGTCGACTACTGCCGCAAGGTCCTCGAGGGCGTCGTGAAGGACGACCAGTATTTTATTTTCATGTGCTGCGCGGATAAGGACGAGAACGGCGACGTCGACTATACCGCGGAGGAGACCCTGATCAAGGCGAATCCATCCTGGGGCGTCACGATCCGGCCCGCCGACATGATGAACGACGCGCTCCAGGCGTCCAACGATCCGCAACTCAGGAAGGACTTCCTCTCGAAGCGCCTCAACATCTTCGTCACGGCTGAAAAGGCCTACTTCGATCCGGACGAGTTCCGCCGCTCCAACGACGCCGCGGAGCAGGCCATTGGCATCGATCCGGCCTGGCCGCTCCAGAAAAAGCTCGACCACGTCGCCCACCTGACCGTCAAGTGGTACGGCGGCGCGGACCTGTCCAAGATGCACGACCTCACCGCGGCCTGCCTCCACGGCCAGTATAAAGGCATCGATATCGTCGTCCCGCACTGCTGGTTCCCGGTCGTCGCCGCGGCGAAAAAGGCCGATGAGGACAACATCCCGCTCTTCGGCTGGGCCGATGACGGCTGGCTGACGATGTGTAACGCGCCCACCAACGATCACACAGACGTCGTTAATTGGTTTTTGACGATGAAGCGCCGCGGCTTCAAAATCGAGCAGGTCGGCCACGACCGGAAATTCTGCCGCGAGTATTTCATCGGCATGAAACAGGCCGGCTTCACCATCGTCGATCAGCCGCAATATTTTTACAAGAAATCCGAGGGCTTCCGCCACATCGAGCAGCAGGTGAAGAACCGGCGGCTCTACTACCTGGGCGCGGAGCCCTATCTCTATTGCGTCGCCAACGTCCGCGCCATCGAAAAGACCGACGACATGATCCAGTACGAGAAGATCCAGCCCGAGCACCGCATCGACGTTTTCGACGCCGACGTCTTCGCGACGGTCAGGATGCTCGAGTGCCTTGAGAAGTCCGGCCGAGCGGCCGATTGGCTCTCCTGATGAAAGGATGATGACTATGAGCAAAAACAAAAGACGCGCCCGCTACGGCCGGGACGCTCCCCAGCAGCGGACAACGACCACCGGCGCGGTCTTCACCCTGGCCGACCCGGCCGCCTGGGAGATCCTCTGCGGCGACGGCTACAAGCCGATCACCCAGTGTCCGGAGGTCCAGATCTGCATCAACGTCTACGCCGACCTGATCGCGTCCATGACGCTCCGGCTGATGCGGAACACGTCGAAGGGCGACGTCCGCGAGAAGAACGAGCTCTCCCGCCTCCTCGACATCGAGCCCAACCGCTACATGACGCATATGGATTTTTTCCATGTGCTCGTGCGGACGCTCCTGGAGAACGGGAACCAGATTACGGTGCCGACCTACCACGGAGGCTACCTCTCCGAGCTCCTGCCGCTCCGGCCCACAGAGGTCTCGATCGTCTCCGACGGCGTCGATGACTACCGCGTCAGTTACCGCGGGCGGACGCTGCGTCCGGATGAGATCTTACACTTCCGGCTCAACCCGGACCCGGCGGAGCCGTGGCGCGGCCAGGGCTACACCGTCTCGCTGCGGGACGTCGTGAAATCCATCCGCCAGGCCAACGCCACCCGGCAGGCCATCCAGGAGAGCCCCGCGCCGTCGATCATCGTCAAGGTGGACG